AGCAATTGAGAAGATTGATACACGGATTTGGGCTGTGCTTATTATCCTTGTAGTATCAACAGTGATAGGGATGATTAAAAATGGCTTATAAAAAGAAAAGAAAAAAGGCAAAAAGAAATACGGCAAGTAGCCAAGTTAAAGGGGAAATATTATGAAAAAATATTTAAAAGATAAAAAGGTATGGGCAGTAATAGTAGTACTAGGTATTGCACTTATACTGTGGCAACATTTACCGGTAATAGGTTAAATGAAACTAACCCCCAAACAACTTGATGCGTGGCGTGTTATACCAAGGTTGCTAATACTTTGCTATATGTTTGCTTTCTATGAGAGCACACAATGGTTTATGGGATTAGATAGTCCAACTAATGCACAAGCAGGCTTTATTTCAACTATTGTTGGAGCCGGTGCAGCATTCTTTGGATTGTATGTTAACAGTGGAAACAACAATGCCACTAAGTGATGTACAAAAGACAGTAAGTGATGACCCTAATAGATTCAAGGTTGTAGTAGCAGGGCGTAGATGGGGGAAGAGTTGGCTTAGTATGCATGAGATGGCCAAGCACGCAAGGTTTCCCAATAGTAAGATCTTTTATGTTGCACCAACATATAAAATGTGTAGACAAATACTGTGGGATGACATTAAAGAAAAATTTATAAGAGCCCGTTGGGCTAAGAAGATTAATGAAAGTAATTTAGAAATAACACTAGTAAATGGCAGTGTTATATACTTACGCAGTGGTGATAACCCAGATAACTTGCGTGGTGTTAGTATGGATTACTTGGTAATGGATGAAGCAGCTATGATTGATCATAAAATGTGGACAGAAGTATGTAGACCAGCCCTGTCAGACAGACAAGGTGGTGGTATGTTTATTACAACTCCACAAGGCAAAGGTAGTTGGATATATGAACTATGGCAAGGTGCACATAGTCAAGAGAATTGGAGTGCGTTTCAGTACACAACATTAGATGGTGGTAATGTACTACCAGAAGAGATTGAAGCAGCACGCAATGAATTAGGTGAGCGTGAGTTCAAACAAGAATATGAAGCCAGCTTTGAAACATTTGCTGGTAGTATCTATTACAATTGGGATAGTAGTACACACATAAAGCCACAAGACAGAGACTTTAAGAAGAATGAAATATTACATGTGGGAATGGACTTTAATGTTAGCCCACTAGTTGCAATGATTACCAGAGTTAATGGTAATGAAATAAGCGTTATAGATGAGATTAGTATGCACGGATCAAATACATTTGAATTAGCAGAGGAATTGTTAAACCGTTATCCAGATAATAGATTATGGGTTTATCCAGATGCGTCAGGAAAAGCACGCAAAACTAGTTCAAATACAAGTGATCATCACATACTAAGAAACAGTGGATTTCAACTCAAAGTAAAGAACATTAATCCACCTGTAAAAGATAGAATAGCAAGTGTAAACGCTAGTCTAAAAGCAACAGATGGTAGTGTAAAGCTATACATAGACCCCAAATGTAAGAACTTAATCAAGTGTATAAGTGGACAAACTTATAAACAAGGAACACAAGTTCCAGATAAGAATGGAACAAATGATCTTTCACACATGAATGATGCATTGGGATACTTAGTACATTGGATTAATCCAATAAGAAGAGATAAGCCAGAACATTTGGACAGAAGTCCTCAGTTGTTTGGGCATTATTAAAAGGATAAATAACAAATATAGACTCAACAATTGATCACTGTTGAAAGTACTACCTTAAAAGGAAAATATAATTATGTTAACATTAGAACAAATAGAACAAACCCATCCAAGCTACACTCAAGTGGCTGAACAGGCTAATTATCATTACAAATCATATGTGGGTGGTGAATTGTATAAAAGTGGTAGTTACTTAACACAGTACATTGGTGAAAACCAAGCACCAGGAGACCAGTATGGAAAGAGATTAAACTCAACACCATTAGATAACCATGTGCAAACCACTGTAGATATTTACAGAAGTTTCTTATTTAGAACACTTCCAAAAAGAGAATTAGGACTGTTAATCAACAACCCATTAGTTAATGCGTGGTTGTATGACACAGACCAAGAAGGACAAAGCATGGACAGTTTCTTAAAGACTGCCAATGATTTAGCAATGGTACACGGAAGTACTTGGATACTGGTAGATAAGCCAGCATACAAAGTACAAACACAAGCTGAAGCAATTGCTCTTTCAATCCGTGCTTATGCGGCTATGTATACACCACAAAATGTTTTAGATTGGTACTATGAAAGAAACATTGCAGGCAAGATGGAACTTGAATACATCAAAGTAAGAGAATCAGAGAATGATCAGTATGTTACATTTACTTGTTGGCACAAAGACTATGTAGAAAAATACAAAGTAGCCAAAGATGACCAAGGTGAATACCGTGCTATTACAGAACATACAGAGTATCCTAATCCTTTAGGTTATATTCCTTTTGTATTCCACGCTCCACTAAGATCACCTACAAAAGGTGTAGGTATTAGTTTGGTAGCAGATGTAGCCAACCAACAGAAGTTTATATACAACTGTATGAGTGAAATTGAATCTCACATAAGAATAAGTTCACATCCTACATTAGTTAAGCCTACAAGTACAGATGCAGTTGCAGGTGCTGGTAGTATACTTAACTTAGATGAAAGTGTTGATCCAGGATTGAAACCATACTTGTTACAACCTAGCTTAAACACAACAGACACTATATTACGCAGTATTGAAAACAGTGTAGCAGCAATACAACGCATGACACATACTTCAAGCATACAAGCTACACACGGAACACCAATGAGTGGAGTAGCATTACAAACTGAGCGTCAATTATTGAATGCTAAACTAAGTGATATTGCAGATACACTACAAGAAACAGAATACCAAATGTGGATTATGTGGTTGGATTGGCAAGCATTAAGTATGCCAGAAGACTTCATTATTGATTATCCAGATACATTTGATATGAGAGATGAACATTTGGAACTAGACTTCTTAATGAAAGCACGCAGTAGTGGTGTAAACAACAAGATGTTCCAAGATGAAATAAGCAAACAAGTTGTTGCACTCACAGTTGATGATGATGAATTACAAAGTGAAATCTTAGCTGATATGAATAAAGATGACTTTGAGCCACATGAAATGACAGATCCTATGTCAGGTAAAACAGTTGTTGCAGAAACACTTGAGCAACACTTGGCACTTGATGAAATGGGTTTTACACATGAGGGTGAATAAAGTTGGCTTTCAGCACTAAGAAACATGATAAGGTCTTACAACGCACACTTGATGAAATAGACTCAGGTGTATTTGATAATGTTAAGGCATTGGAAAATGAAATAGCGGAATTGGTAGCTCAGGGGTTACCAGTAGAGATGGTAAGACCACAGATCATAACAGCATTCAATAGATATAGTGAGACTGTTAGGACTGTGGCACAACCTTTAACCAATATAAGTCAAGACTTTATAAGTCAAAGTGACTTACCTGTTGATATAGCAGATCAAAGTATAGAAAATACATTATTAACACAAAGTCAGAATACTCTAAGTACTACACTAAACAGTCAAAGTGAAGATGTAGTTAGCACAGTTGTACTTGCAACTGTAGCCGGATTAGGTATAAACAGTATAGTAAATCAAGTAAGAGGAAGAATTAGCGGAATACAAATGGATACTAATAAGCCAAGTATACGCAAATTACAACGGAAACTACGCAAGATGCAACTAACACCAGGAACTAATGCAACAGAAATAGCGGCCACAGTAGCGGCTATTAGAGCTTTATTACCAGGTGATGTTAATACAAGTGCTAGTTTAATCACACGCATGAAGAGTGCAGTGGATAGCGTTGTAGGTAGTTTTGATGGTGCATTTGCTAAAGCAAGAGCCACACGCTTGGGAATAACAAGTTTCAAGTACAGTGGTGGACTAATTGAAACAAGCAGACCGTTTTGTAGACAGTTGTTGGGACAAACACTAACAATAGATGAAATACAAAACAAGTGGAGTGGTAGTAGCTGGGCTGGCAAAGAGCCAGGTGATCCGTTTGTAGTAAGAGGCGGATACAATTGCAGACACTACTGGGTACCCATTGAATCTGATGAAGATTAAAAGGATAAATAAAGATATATAAAGTATGATACATTTAGTATCCAACCCTAAACTTAATAAAGGAATATTGACATGACAATTGATAACAATCATGGTGTGGAAACACAAACTGAAACTGTAGACACTGGGGATACAGCAACAGGCCAAAATACAGAATCCCAGGTTGAAGCTAAGACATTCACTCAAGATGAGGTTAATGAATTGATTGGCAAGCGTGTTGCCCAAGTTAACAAGAAATATGAAAATGTTAACTTAGAGGAATATAACGCACTCAAGAGCTTGAAAGAGCAAGTTGAGGAAGAGACACTGATCAAGAAGGAAGACTTTAATGGTGTTCTCAAGAAGCAGAAAGAAAAGTCAGAAGGAGAAATCCACAGACTTAGAACTGAACTTGAAAGCATTAAGATTGATGGAGCATTAATTGATGCAGCATCACGCAATAAAAGTATTGCTCCTGATCAAGTAGCTCAATTATTGAGACAGAACATTAAATTAGATTCTGAAGGTACTGTAATAGTTACTGACAAAGAAGGCAAACAAAGGTACACAGATAATGCTGACCCTTTTAGCGTTGATAATCTAGTTGAAGAGTTCCTATCAAGTAACACTTATTTCAAAAGTGCCGGCCCAAGTGGTGCAGGTTCTACGGGTAATACAAATAACGCTGATCCACAGAGTTTGGATTTAGCACAACTTGACTTAAACAAGCCTGAGCATAGAGAAATCTATAAAAAGATGAAGGCTCAAGGCAAGGTTTAAGATTTATAATATAAAAGGATAAAATATTATGGCAACAACTAACCAATACGCATCAGGATTTTCTTTACCGGATTTAATGGTGCCAACACAAGCAGCAACAATCTTTGCTGCACAAGAAAACTCACTATACCTTCCAGGTGTATTGATTCCAACTGTAAATGTTCCAGCAGGTTCAGACTCAGTTAAAGTAGCTAAAATAGATGCAGTAGCAGCTCAGTCAATTACTACTGAAGCAGATCCAGGCGTAGACTTAACTGTTCTTAAGCCAGGTACAACACCAGTAACAATGGACTTAGAACTAATTGCAGCACGCTCAGTTTTGCGTGACATTGGTGGCGTAAATCCAGCAGATTTAGGACGCACAATGGGTAATGCAGTGGCTGCCAAAGCAGATACTATGGTATCAACAGCAATGGCTGGCTTAACAACAGCTGAATGGGTTGAAACAGGAACTCATACTGTGTTAGATGAATTGTACAAAGCAATTGGTACAATCCGTAACGCAGGTGAAACAGGACCACTTAACTGTGTAGTTTCAGCAGCAGCATACGGTGACTTTATGAAGCAAATTGGATCATCAGCATTTGCTAATGCAGATATTCAAAATTCTGCTATGAGGTCAGGCTTTATTGGGGTATTAGCCGGCACACCGTGTTATGTATCAAGCTATTTGAATGATACTAACACATCATTAACAAATGTTAAGTTTGCAGTATTCTCTGGTGACGCTATGAGAATTGCTATGCAAGGTGGCGTTCAGTTAGAATCTGAAAGAAGAGCCAGTGCAGTTGGAACTGATATAGTTTCTAGCCTAGCTTTTCAAGTTGCAGTTATTGATGCAGCACGCGGTGTAATTGTACAGGACGCAGTCTAATATTATTAGACATTAGTTACAGGGCTCTACGCCCTGTAACAAACTAATACAGGAGAAGTTAAATGGCATTTGCTACAAATACAGATTTAGAAGAATATGCACCAGAAGTATTCCAACAAGGTGTTGATGACTGGACAGAAGAACTGGCCAAGGCACAGACTGATGTTACTAACATGATTCAATTCAAATGGTGGAACAAATTCTACAGCAGAACTGAATTTGATGCTAGCAAGTTAGTTGAAGCACAGTGGACTAAGACTACCGTGTATCATACTATGTACGCTTATATACTACCAAGACTTAGTACATTTAGACCAGAGGGTGATCCATTCAGAGAACAGTTAGAGTTTTACAAAGAACGCTACAATGAAGAATGGGAAATACAATTTGGAATAGGTATCAAGTATGACTTTGAAGGAGATGGTTCAATTGATCCA